CCGGGGGGGTCCGCTTCTGCGGCAAGGCGTTTACAACGTACTACCGGGGAGAGACCACATGCCCGCATATGGATCACGTAGGAGGACTACTACGGACCTTAAAACGGTTCCGTATTCGTTCTTCTGGTCGCACGACGGAAACACTTATAACAACTGGTTCGAAGGCCCTACTATGTCCTACTATGAAAGCATAGTGGACGTAGCAAAGTCTGACCAGCTTGTTAGAACTTACGGCATGCCTACCGTAAGTCCCGTCTATCACGAGAAGTGTAGAGGGGTGTTAACTCCGCTCGAGCCATTCACTGGAGACCATGGTTCTACCATCGTCCCTTTGAATGCACAACCGTCCTTTGCAATGGACGACGTGAGGTTATGCGTGCCTCCTGTCTCTAACTCCTTGAGAAGTCAACTTTGTTTAGAAGCATTTAATGTCTTCTCTACAGAGTTCCCTGAGAAGATCTCCTTTTCGGAGTTCCTCTTAGGGCTCGGAAAGTTGAAGGAATTACTTCCTTCAATATCCGGTGACGTACTCAAAGATCTAGCTAGTGCTCAGCTTAGCCAATCCTTCGGTTGGGATAACCTACTGAGGGATTTGCAGCGACTTTCCACATTGCTTCAAGATGTCCGTTCCAGATTGGAATGGCTCAAGAAAACTCGTGGAAAGCCAACGCGCCTTGGACATTTCAAACGCAACGTAAATGAGATTAACGTCTCATCCTATGTTGTCGAGAGACCTGTCTGGGATCGCGCGTTTCTTACTAGTCTAGAACTCGTCGCTTATCGTGTTGATTTTCGTGCTGGCGCTTGGTTGCGCCAGTATTTAAATCACCTCGACGATGCGATCGGGATGCTTAGAGGACTCATGGGAGCCCTGGGATTGTCCAATCCCGTCAAAGCTGTCTGGGTTAATCTCCCTTTCAGCTTTGTCGTCGATTGGTTCTTTAACATCTCAGGGCATCTCGATAGGCTCACGCAGATCAAGCCTGCAGAGGAGTGGATATTTAACTCAGTAACCCACTCTCTGAAGTACTCGGCTGCGATCGATGTCTATCAGTTCAGCGATCACATGGTTGATCCCGATGTACCACGGGGTCAGCGCCATTATCGTGGTCGCCTGTACTATGAGCTCTATGACAGGGCAGTGGGACTTCCGATCAGTATGGATTCTTTGATTCCTACTGATCTAAGCCCGAATCAGTTGGTACTTTTCGCCGCTCTGTTTGGTTCCAGATACGGCTAAAACCGTGAACCCTGGGCGGCCTAGATCGACAAAGGAGTTCACTCCCATGCTGACCTCAGACCTTGCACTCGATGGACGTGCAGGAACCGAAACGACATTTGTTATGCTTCCGCAGAACAATGGCGTTACGACTCGTGTCGACAACACATCAACGATCTCGGAGCCGAATACGCTGGAAATCCAGCATTCGTCTACGGGTCCCGCTGGTGGGTTGACGGACCGGCACTTGATCCGTCGCACCAAGAAGGTACTTGATGCGGCGGGTCAAACTCGGGTGGCCACTGTGAATCTCACAGTGAATGTACCCAGGACTGCAGCCATCACCCAGGATGATATCCTCGATATGGTTGCCCATATCGTTGATCTCATCACTGATGGTGGATTTAGCGGTTCCGGGTTCGCCGGCACCACAGCTCTGCAGGCGGTCCTTCGTGGTGAGTCCTAAAGAAGCTCATCATGAAGGGTACAACTGAGTTCCAGCACTTTGTGAGTGACGCTTGGAGTATCTCCACACTTCTATGGAAATACCGAAGAGCCAAGCCCACATGTATGTGGAACTTTGTTCGTCTCTCTTGGAGGATAACCCGTTGTGCGCCTCACCGCAGAGATCCGTCTCCCGCGACATTAGAACGCTTACTCAGCGCACTAATGCCGAGGGAATCCAATTCCTCACCAAAGTGCTTCCGCGACTAGCGAAAGCTCTCGAAGAGGGATTGGAGACTACCAACTTCTCTGTACCCCGTGGCTTCGCACATGCGAAGGGGGTCAGGAGTAGGCCTGCTTTTATGCAGGAGTACTTCAAGTTGGTTTTCGACGATGAGGGTCGGCTCCGAGACGATGCTCACCCGCTTGCTGTTAGACACATCAGGCAGGTGTTGTATCTCTGCTACAAGCTGGAACTCCCCTATCAGCCTCGAGAAGAGAACGCGGTTATCGCGTCTTTTCTCGAAACTGAAAAGGAAGCTGGCTATTCTGAGACGCCTGAAGCGGCTGCATTGACTGCAGCCGCATCCTACGTCCTCAGAACGATATTCGATGGGTACAATCCCAAAGATATCGGTTGCAGACATGGTCCCGGAGCGGTTGCCACCGGTGAACGGGGCGATGAGAAGTGGGAATTTTCCCGACTCTACGACTCTATTCACCAGGTGTACCCCTATTACGACTACTTCGTAGTCAGTAAAAGGGGTGAGATTGCCGACCGGAGGTCCTGGTACAAATCTTTGCAGCGCCTCAATAGCGGCACCGCAAAAGTAGTACTTGTACCGAAGGATTCGAGGGGTCCGCGCCTTATCTCTGCTGAGCCACTTGAATACATGTGGCTTCAACAGGGGTTGGGCAGAAGTATCATGCACCATCTTGAGTCCTTTTGGATGACTAGAGGGTGCGTGAACTTCACGAACCAAAAGATCAACCAGCAGCTTGCCCTGGAGTCTTCCAAGACAAAGGAGTATGCTACTCTCGATCTTAAGGATGCGTCGGACCGCGTGTCCCTCCAGCTTGTTAGAGCGGTTTTTGCACAGTGCAAAGACCTCCTGAAGAGCCTGGAGGCACTTCGGACCACTGGAACTCATCTTCCTAATGGTGAGTTAGTGCCACTTATGAAGTATGCCCCTATGGGTTCAGCTTTATGCTTTCCCGTAATGGCAACTTGTTTGTGGTCTCTTTCAGTGGCGGCTATCTCCCGCGAGAAGCGGTTGCAGCCCACGTCAGTCGGGCGAAGGATATTTGTCTACGGTGACGACTTGATTGTCCCCGTAGATTGGTATCCGACGATCCGAGAGGCTCTCGAACTCGTTGGACTTAGGTTTAACGAGCGGAAGAGCTTCTCCAGGGGTCACTTTCGCGAATCATGCGGCGTTGATGCCTACAAAGGTGTTGATGTCACCCCGATTCGCTTGAGGACCCTATGGACCAAGAGACCTTCTGATGCGTCCGCTTTTGCATCTTACGTTGAAACCGCAAACCATTTAGGTGAGCGGGGATACGCAAAGGCAAAAGCCCTTCTTGTCAGAAGAGTTGAGGGAGTTTTCGGTCCCGTACCCCACGGGCTCGACACTTCCCCATTCCCCTGCTGGAAGGTCAGCGATTATGAATCGGCCTGCTACTACAACAGGCGTAGATTCAAAACTCGCTGGAACGGGCGTAGCCAACGCCTTGAGTTTCGGGTAAACCGCCTTCTCTCGAAGAAGGTTCCGTCAACTCTCGACGATTGGCCGCGCTTATTACGGGGAGTAACCTCTCCAGTGATAAGCGGTGATCCATCAGTAAACGTCGTGCCTAGATCGACGAAAATATCTAGGCGTTGGGCGTCTGTCTGACAGTCGCTCAGCTGGAGAGGCATGTCGTTGGGTAACACCAACGCAGAGGCATGATACATGCC